GAGCTAATATAATGAATCTACCCTCACCTAACTGCGAAATTTGTGGCAAGCGTAAAAATAGATATATAGACCACACAGCTTGCCACAAAAAGAGATTAGCTAAACAGGCTATACAAGGTATAACTGTCCCTGATAGCGGAGCTATAAGTAATGCCAATATGGAAGCTAAACTAGCTCGCCATACTTCAGAGTATATAACTACAGGGATAGCTAGCGCCTGGCTCAAAGCTCAACCATTACAGCTACTGGCATTCCTAGCTAGACAACGGGCTGATTATGTAGACAGAGCTAACGGGGCTAAAGAATCTGACCAAGCTAACAAATCTGGGGAACACGCTAATTAGCTCACCCTGTAGCTATAAAAAATAGTTCTTGACGCGCACCGCCCAATGAGGCATAATACTAACACTTCGGAACACGAAGTAAACTATATAGTTTTATAACCCGTAGCTGCTAACAACAAACGCACTACACAACAAAGGAGTAGTAACCATGACTGAAAATTCAACTCAAGTAAACGCACCAGCTAATGCAACTAACGTAGCTTACTCACCTGTTACATTTAACTTCCGTGCTAAGTCAGCTGGTGAAAAGAAGCGTGAGAGTTTGGAACTTCAACTACCTTTCATTACACTGGAAGGTTTGATTGCCATCATTAACGAAGGTGAACCTCGCCAAGTTAGTTTACTTCTGGAAACATTACGTACACCAGTGCTAGAACAAGCTAAAGCACAAGTGGACGAAGATGCAGCTATCACTCAAGATACATTGGATGTAGCTAAGTTGACTTGGGCTGAAATCTCACGCCTCGAACCAGCTGCGCGCCGTGGTGGTGGTATCCCTAAAGAAATTTGGGAGGCGTTTACTGCCGACTACTTGGAAGTTATGCCAGCAGCTACACAGCGTAGCATTGAACGTATTACAGTTGCTGCGGCTATGCTTGGTAACAAGCTGTCGAGCTGTAAAGGTAACAAGCCGGTATTGAAATTCTTGCGTGAGCAGCTAGATGTGTACTTCGCATCTACTACTAAGGCGGAAGAATTTGTGGGTTGTTACGAGTTCTTGACTAACAAAGCAGACACACTGTTGAAAGCGGATGATGCTGAATTGTTGAAAAACTTGGTATAAGCTAGTAGCAGTTAGCGCGCGAGTAACTTAATAGTGTTACTAGGCAGTAGACTGATTTACTTATAAAGTCTACTGCCTAATTAACTCTTACACAATTAAACTAAGGATACTGAAATGAGCCCACCAACTAACACAGCTAAAGACATCTATGATAGCCTCATTACTCTAGATGAGAATGGGTTATATAGCCAAGCTATTCTCGTGCTAACTGATACTAAAACAGAGCACAATAAACTAACAGGTAGCTTGCGTGTGATACATCACCGCGCTATTAAACTAGAGTCTGGATTACATGAGATTATACCTGCCAGATTGCTTGCCGAATTTGATGAACTAACTGGGGTGTCTACCTTTCGTATAACTCAAGAACCTGTTACTAACAAAGTAGTTAAGTCGTACAGAATTCTGTAAGTTGTGGGCTGGAGATAGTTATGCGTAGATATGAGGCAATATGGTTGCAACTAAAAAAGACGGGTGAATGCAGAATAATTGCTCACCCGTCTTTACACGCACGCATTAAGAAAGCTGTTACTAAGGAGAAACATCAAGACTTAGAGTACAGACTATCTTGGGGTATGCAGGATGCTCCACAACCTGAGCTACTACGTACTACTAATCCAGATAATAAGAATCAGATTATATTCAGGCTAATTAAGCCTATTACTTTAGGAGATTTATAACATGTCATTTGAAGCTAAATTAGCTGAGCTGAAAGCTGCTAGACAAGCACTCAGCGAGGATATACAAGAGTTAGTAGTAGATTCAATAGACTCTCCAGATTCAATAGACTCACCAGATTACCGGGATTACCCAGATTACTTGGATTCACTAAGCCCAAGTGAGCCTGCACCTATTACTCCAGCTAAACCCATTCCTATACCTCCAGCACCTGCTGGATACACTACAATAACTTGCCGTATATTGAATGAGACATTCAAGGCTATATTGGTATCTATTAACCAGCCTACCCCTAGTAACCCAGATAGAAAACTCCAGTTCTGGATACCTACCAGTCAAGTACATTATGTACAGAAAAATAAATTCAGCTCTCCCTATCAGGATTTTGTGGTAGCTAAGGATTGGATACTAACCAAAAATGGCTATAATGAGACTGAGGAATAATCATGCAAGTAGATAACACAAGTATAACACAAGTAACTAAACCTGTAGGCTTAGGTAAGGCTGACCAGATACGGGAGCAAATAGCTTCCCTCGAATCCATGTTACTTGCGAGTAACCCAACAATGCCTACGCTGTTACGTACTATTCATACAGCACTGTCTAAAGACAAAGACATTGTTACGTTATTAACGGAAGAAGAAATCGGTGTACTTGTGCGAGGTCTTATGACTCACAGTAATACCGTGATTGCCACAGCTGCGGTTAAGAAGACTACTAAGTCACTTAAAACTATGTCGTTGGAGGATTTAATGTGAGTAAGAATACTGGAAGTAAAGTTTCGGTGCTGACTGAAGAAGATTGTAAAGTAATCTATCGAGGTAAACTTAACTCATATAGTACAATTATACTATATGCAGTTAAGTTAGCCCCAGAAAAACTATTCTGGATTGCGACACCTACCCCAATAGCTGGTATACCTATGAAAGAGTTCCAGCTGAGTGGGCAGATAACTGTAACAGCTACACCAGAGACAACTTCTGAGGACTTATTAGCTACAGTGCTCGCCACACTTAGTATAGCAGTAACTAAGTCATATATAAACCTGTTGGAGAAATCAGAAAATGGAACAGCCCACTAATCCCACTAATACTCCCAATTTATGCATTAACTGTAACTGGGTATCAATACCTGCTAGCAGAGAGATTGACCGCTATAAATGCTTTGCGCCACAAAATACTCAAGGTGTTAATCTGGTTACTGGTGATAAAGAATTATATGAGCCTAAGTGTACTGTACACCGTGAGTATGACCACGAATCAAAACACCTGTGTGGTAAGGTAGGTAACTGGTGGCAACTAAGACCAGTACCCACACTTAACCCTGAGTACCGCACTCCAGCTGTGCCAGCTAGTAAATCTACCCAAACTACTCAAGCTAACATGCTTGCTGACCTATCTAGTGGGCTTAGTGATGCTGATATGGAGATTGCAAGGCAAAAGGTAGCAGCTAAATTAGCTGCACTTAAAAAGAAATGAGGTTATAAATGTCTGACATATTGTTAGATTTAGATTCTGCGCTAGTAAGCCCAATAGTAGACTCCAGTAGTGTAGTCTCTAGCACTAACTACAGAATAGACCCCCGCATATCGCGGCTTAGTTATAGCGGTCGCGGCGTATTACATAGCTGCCCCCGTAAGTTCCAGTTGGAACGCACAAGTAAGTTACCCAGAATCAGGCAAGAGAATGTTACACTATCATTTGGCTCTGTATTTGGTATAGGCGTACAAGCGCAACTAGCCAATAAATCTTGGGAAGCTACTGTATTAGAGATGTTCCTAGCTTGGAGTGTAGACTTACTAGCTACAGAAGACCGTACTAAGAAAGGATTCTTTGAAGCTCTATTTGCTGTGCGTCAGTTTGAGTCTATTCGTAAGTCTGCTCTTGCAGATTATGAGTTAGCACACCACACTGATACGGAGGGTAACATAATTCCCAGCATTGAGTTTAGTTTCCGCATTACTATACTGGATGAATTCAAATACCGTGGTTACATTGATGCTGTATTAAAGCATAAGGTAACAGGAGAATTACTGGTACTTGAAATTAAGTCCACAGGTTACCCCTCAGTTAATGAGGCTAGCTATGGTAACTCAAGTCAGGCTACTGGTTACAGTGTTGTACTGGACACTATAGCTCCAGGACACAGTAGTTACCAAGTATGGTATCTTGTGTATATGACAGGTAAACAAGAGTTTGTAATATTACCTTTCACTAAACACTACAGTGACCGAGCTGTCTGGATACAAGAACTTATGATGGACTGTAAGCGGATAGAAGAGTACGAAGCTGAAGCTCACTATCCAAGTTACGGAGAATCTTGTATGACTTGGGGTAGAGAGTGTGAGTTCTATGGTCGCTGTCACATGAGTGATAGAGCATTAGTCAACTCTTATGACCCAGCTGACTCAGCAATGCAAGATAAGGATGAAGGTAAGTACCATGTAGAGCTTAATTTGATTGATTTGATTGATGCGCAATTAACTAAAATGTAGAAAGGTATAGGTACAGATTATGAGCTTTTATGACAGCACTAAGCCGAATAATACAGAGTATAAGACAGTATACGGAGTGCAGGTTAGCACACTCAAGGAAGCTAATCACTTACATTGGAAAAAAGTTGGAAGTAATAGACGGTTGCGGGCAGCTTTGGTAAGTTATGCTAACAGTTGCATACCTACACTAGACTTTATTGAAGCATTAGCAGCACTAGACTTACAGTTAGTTAAACTGGATGCCGAATATGCAGCTGTTAAGCAGGAATTCTCAGTTGTATTTACTCACATACCTACTAAAGGAGTTATAACCACATGATACTAACTAAATCCAAAGCCTGTGATACTCAAAAGGTATTACTGGTAGGTATGCCGGGTTCAGGTAAGACAGTATTAGCCTCCAAGCTAGCTGAGAAATATCGCCTTACTTGGATAGATATAGAGCGCGGAAGTAGTGGCTTATATTCCCTACCTGAATCTTGGCAAGAACGTATTAACTTAATATCTTTACCTGACAGTGCAAGCTTTCCTGTTGCATCCTCAACCTTAACTGACTTGTTCAAAACAGGTAAAGCTAAGATATGCCATGCCCACGGCAAGAACAATTGTGCCTTATGTATTAAGTCCGCACCTGCCGCATTTGACTTGCTGGATTTTAGTACACTTAACAATGGTGATGTAGTAGTACTGGATACAGTAACTCAATTAGGCTATAGTATCTTAGCTCATACATTACGCAATGAGCCAATTGATTACAAACCTGAGCGAGATGATTGGGGTAGCTTACGACGTATAACAGAATTCTTCTGTTCCCAGTTCCAAGGTGCTACATTTAACTTAGTAGTCATTGCTCATATGACTGAGGCTAAGATGGAAGATGGTAAGACTAAGTATGTTCCAGCCTTTGGGTCAGCTGGTATGTCTGCATCTTTCGCTAAAGCATTTGACCATGTAGTATTCTGCGAGGTTAAGAATGGTAAGTATGTTGCAGGCAGTATGGGTAACTACAGTCCAGCAGTGCTAACTAAATCTCGCACAGATATAGCAATTGAAAAGATGGCGATACCTAGCTTGATTCCCTTCTTTCCGCAACCTCAGGAAGCTGCTATTGTACAGTCCCAGCAAGATGTTGCAGTAAGTGTAGTACCCGTAGCAAAACCGGCAAGTGAAGCCACAACAAGATTGTTGGCAGCGCGAGCCTCCTTAAGTAAGTAAACCTAAACAGGAGCAGTAACATGACAGTAACTAAACGTAGTTCAACTAAACCTACGATACAACCTGACCCAGAACCTCCAATACAGCCCACAAACATTCAAGATATACTTAACGCTCGTGAGTCTACTTACGGTAAGTTCTCTTCACACGCGGAGATTACACAACGACTTAAAGCTGAGATGCGCGAGACCCCTAACTGGGAGCAGCTAACTCACAGTCAGCGGGAGGCATTGGAAATGGTAGCACATAAAATAGGGCGAATACTTAATGGTAATCCTAACTATGTGGATAGCTGGGTAGATATTGCAGGCTATACACAACTTGTAATTGCTGAATTAAATGATGCACAGTAACAACTAACAACTAACAACTAACTTGTAACACCGTAACAACTTGTAACACCCTAGGCAATATTGCCAACAACGCTAGGTTATCTAGCACACCTTAATAGGAGTAATACCATGAATGACATAACCGCTAACCTTTTGGATATGAACTTGGATGAATTGGCTGACTTGCCAGAATTTGTTGTACCGCCAGCAGGTGCTTACCAAGCTACCTTACTTAGCTTTGAATCTAAGAAAATTGGTGACCACCCAGCTATTGAACTCAAGGTACGGTTCGATGTTGTGGAAGAACTCGCAGATAAGACTGAAGCTGCGCCAGCAGTTGGTACTGAATCTTCAGTATCTTACATGCTTGATAATGAGTTCGGTGTGGGTGCATTGAAAGCCCTGCTCAAACCTTTGGCAGCACACTTTAGCACAGCTACAGCTAATGAAACAATGGCTGCAAGTAAAGGTGCTCAAGTGCTGCTGGTTACTACTGTACGTAAAGGTAAGAAAGGTACTGACGCCGAAGATAAACGTTACCTCGGTATCAGCAAGATAGCTGTATTGTAATCTAGGCTCCAGTTAGCTCAGTTATCTCAGTTAGCTCAACTTAGAGTTACTAGCTAGAGTATAGGAAGTTATGAATCCTGTACTCTAGCTAATTAACCCTCACATA